CGGCATCTTTGATGACAGCACTCACTCTTGGTTTCGTTCAGGGACTAGACTTTGAAGTCAATGCGATGTATACCATGCATCACAACTTCTCGTGGTTGTACAAACTACACAGTCAACTCACTGAGTTCGAGCTTCCGAAAGTGATGTACTGCGGTCGTCTTCTCGTTCTGATTATACTCCTGATCATTGCCTTCTCCCTTGCAGAGTTCTACACTACAGGAAAGCTGCAACATATCGTTGTGCCCGCCATCGGCGTGAGCATTTTCACGATTTTGTTCCTGATAGTTCTCTGTGCCCGAGGCATCGCAAATGTCTGGCGAGACACCCAGCTGAGAAACTGGCGTGCTCACTATGGCGACTATAATCCTCGTGCTGGATACGTGGATGGATTCGTGCCCCTAGTCAGGGCTGAGCGAGTCCTCCCACCAACCCACCTGGTAGCGCCTGTGAGTGCGGTAGCTGCTGCTCAGATGACTGACAAGCCCCCTTCTGCAAGGTACCGCCCTAGCAAGACAGGACTCAGCATCGATGGAGTGGCCTTCTCAAATGTGAGTGTCAACACAATTGCCGACACACGCGAAACCGAGGCATCCGCAATCGCTAACAGGGTTTTGGTCCCAAGTCCGTGGCCAACGCCTGACTTCATATTTGGAGCTAAGGAGTTCATCAAGAAGTCACCCGATTTTAAGTTTCGAGGTGGCGTCAAGTTCGGTCGGCGGGCCGTCGATGACTGGATAGCAGGGCTGAAGTCAAAGGGGTTTTCGGCAGCATATATAGACAACGCCAAGCAGGCGGCGAATCTGTATATGGGAAAGCCGCCCCCAGCGGAGGGACTAATTGGGAGACCATTCCTGAAGAAGGAAAAGAGTCCCAAGAATGTCCAACTGGAAGGTCAAGAGGCACAGAAACCTCGGATTATTGTGGAGCCAGGCATTGAGATGAAGGTCATGACTGGACCGTTCATTGAGCAGCTCTACAACCGAGTCAAGTCCCATTGGCAGCGCGAAGAGAGCAAGGTCGTCTATGCAAGTGGCATTTCCCTCGAACGTTTAGGCGCTCGGGTGGATGCATTTGTCAACAAGCATGATGGCAAAGTTGTTGGTTTCAACGTGGACCGCAGCGCTCTTGATGCAACGCTAAAGTTACCGGGACAAGTGCTGATCATGCGTGAAGTGTATGAGGCAATCTTCCACATGCCTAGGAACATGAGTAGATGGTGTTACTCACTCCGTTCTAAAGGCACCCTACCCGCGGGGACGGCGTACGACGTCAAGACCAAGGTAAGGAAAACCGAACTAAACTTCAAGGAGATGAAGTATGTGTTCGACTTCCTTGGTCAACCATTACCAC